ATGGGAGGATGCCGGTGGCTCTTCTTACAAAGGTAATAGAGTGCGAATGACACAGGATCAACTTAGGATGGCTAGAGAACTTGGAATTAATGATGAGGCGAGTTTAAAAAAATACGCCGCTGAAATACAAAGAAGTCAAGGGAGATAGATATGACTGAGAAGAGAAATGTAAGAGCACAAGAAGTTAGAGAAAATGTTCGTGATGAGGAGAGCAGACCTCAAACATCATGGACACCCCCAGCATTGTTAGATGCTCCAGATCCTAGACCTGGGTATGTGCAAAGATGGGTAGCTACGTCAATACAGGGAAAGGACACACCTGATAACGTATACAAACGTATGCGAGAAGGGTGGGAAGCTAGACCTGCGAGTTCTGTGAAGAATCAGTTGTTTCCGACTATAAATCATGGACAATGGGAAGGTTGTATAGGAATTGAAGGAATGTTGCTATGCGAAATGCCAAAAGAAAAACATCGGCAGATGAAAGATTATTATGCGGGCAAGAGCAAAGAGCAAAATCAGTCATTATCTAGCGATCTCCAGGCTTTAGAGTCAAAGACTGGACACAAAATTCATCAAGAAAGAAAGAGTTCAGTCAGTGGTGGCAGACAATTGTCTGCTATGGATGATTAACTTTTACTAAGGAGTGAAAAATGGCAAATGTAGACGCCGCTTTTGGGTTTATCCCATGCCGTCACATGAGTGGTAATGGTTACTCACGAGCAAATGTTTATACGATTACATCTGGTTTAGCAGAAAACATCTTTACAGGTGATCTTTGCATAATTACTGCAGATGGTGTGGTTACACCTCACACTGCAACAGAGACTAATAATATAGGCGTTTTCGGTGGAGTATCTTATACTGCTAGTGATGGTTCTTACGTTTATTCTCAATACTGGCCGTCGGGTACAGTAGCAACAGATATTAAAGCATATATATATGATGACCCATATACAGTGTTCAAGGTACAGTCCGCTGGATCACCAGCACAGACTAATATCATGAATTGTGCAGATGTAGTTGCTGGAACTGGTTCCACAACAACTGGGCAATCAGGCTTTGAAATTTCAGGTACAATGGCAAACAGTGCCGCTACTTGTAAGATTTTAGCTTTACATGATACACCTGATAATGCTTTTGGTGCAAATGCAATAATGGAAGTACTTATCAATGAGCACTTGCTCAAAGATAGTGCTGGAATATAGGAGATTTAAACAATGGCGATGAATAGAGCACAATTTGCAAAAATGCTTGAGCCAGGTTTAAATACCTTGTTCGGGTTAGAGTATGATACATATCCACCAGAGTATGAGGCAGTATTTGAGGCAAACACATCTCAAAAGGCTTTTGAAGAAGATGTCTTATTGACAGGCTTTGGAGCCGCACCAACAAAAGATGAAGGTGCAAGTGTTAGCTATGATAGTGCATCACAACAGTGGACTGCAAGATATCAGCATGAAACAGTAGCTTTAGCTTTTTCAATTACTGAAGAGGCAGAGGAAGATGGACTTTATGGTTCAATCGCCTCTAGATACACTAAGGCTTTAGCAAGATCTATGGCAACAACCAAAGAGATCAAAGCCGCTACTATCTTAAACAACGCTACAAGTGCTGGTGTATATGCGGGTGGTGATGGAGTTGCATTATTAAGCACTGCACACCCTACTCAAAATGGAAACCAAAGTAACACTTTAGCAACGGCAGCGGATTTATCAGAAACATCTTTAGAGAGCATTCTGATTAATATTGCTGACATGAAAGATGAAAGAGGCTTAAGAGTAGCCGCACAAGGAACAATGTTAATTATTCCTACTGCATATACTTTTGTAGCTGAAAGATTGCTTGAGAGTCAGTTAAGAACTGGTACATCAGACAATGACATCAATGCTATTAGATCTGGTGGTTATTTACCACAAGGATATCATGTAATGAGAAGGCTTACAGACAGTGATGCATTCTTCATTAAGACAGATGTTCCAGATGGTCTAAAAATGTTCCAAAGAAGTCCTATGAAAAAGGGCATGGAAGGTGACTTTGAGACAGGAAATGTACGTTATAAAGTGAGAGAAAGATATTCTTTTGGTTTCACTGATTGGCGTGGAATTTTTGGTACAGAAGGTGCCGCTTAATAACCTAGTATGAAGAGAGGGGAAACCCTCTCTTTTAATTAACCTTGACTGCGAAAGCAGACAGTAGCCAAGACAAGGAGAATTTACATGGCTAAATCAACCTTTTCGGGTCCAGTAGTATCTAATAATGGATTTATACAAGCTGGATCAAATAGTATCGTAAATATTACTGCAGAGACAACATTAACATTTAATGATCATGCAGGAAGAATAATAGAAATCAATGATGCAGATGGAGCAGTAACTTTGCCATCAATAAAATCTGGTGAGCTAGGTGCTACTTATAGATTTTTTATAGGCACAGATGCAACAGATCTTGATATTAAAACAGATGGAACTGATAAATTTGTTGGGTCAGTTATGGTTTCAGTGGACAATGGTGCTAAAAAATCATTTGTACCAGGTGCAACCAATGACGTTATCTCAATGAACGGCTCAACCACTGGTGGTATCGCAAATAGTTATGTAGAAGTTACTGCACTAGCTACTGCAGAATACCTAGTTCAAGGTGTGACAATTGGTTCTGGAACAGTAGCGACTCCGTTTGCTGATAGTTAATAGGAGATACAAATGGCTGACATAGTATCATCCCAAATATTATCTGAAAACGTAAGAGAAGTAGTATATCAATTTAACTATCAATATGTAGATACTGGTAACGAATCAGCAGTAATCAAAGTAGATGCATCTAGTTTACAAGCAAATTCTAATGGAGATACTTGTACTGGACTTAGAATTTTAGATTGTAATTTTAATGTCGCTGGGATGCAAATTAAAGTGCTTAAGGATGGTGACACACAAGATCCTATAATGTTAAATCTAACAGAGGATCAAAGTGGTTATTTTGACTTTAAAGACGTAGGTGGTTTGCCATCAACAACACAACTGACAGAGGCAACTCGTACTTATGCAGTGACTGTTGTTGATAGTGGTGGAAACAAGTTTGCTTTGGGTGGTGTTACAACACCAGCAATCAACTTATTAAAAAACCATACATATGTTTTTGATCAGTCTGATAGTACCAATGCAGGACATCCTATAGCATTTAAAGAAGGTGCTGGTGGAGCGGCTTATACCACTGGTGTGACCTCTGAAGGAACACCTGGCTCGTCTGGAGCTAAAACAACTATTGTTACAACTGCAGACACTCCTGATCTTTACTATTACTGTACAGTGCATGGAGAAGGCATGGGTAATACTGCATCGTTAGTAAATCCTACTGGTGATATTTTATTTACCACAGTAAATGCTGGAGCAAATGATTCTTACCAAGTAGTTATGAGGTTGAAGAAAAACTATAAGGTGCAGTAAATGGCAACATCTGGAACAGTCGCATTTAGACCCAATGTTGAAGAGATAATTACTGAGGCTTACGAGAGGTGTGGCATTGATATTCAGACAAGAACTGGAGATCAAGCCATATCTGCTCGTAGAAGTCTTAATTTACTTTTCTCAGAATGGGCAAATCGTGGAATAAATTATTGGGCAGTAACTCAAAACACTCTAAATTTATCAACAGGCACAAACGCTTACAATTTACCTGCGGGTGTATTAGATTTTTTAGACGTTGTTATTTACAATAGTGCTGATGCAACTAGAACAGATACTATTATAAATAGAGTTACAATATCTGAATTTAACCAAATACCAAATAAATCAGATAGAGGTAAACCTAATCAGTATATGTTGGATAAAGGTAGGCAAACTGGATCTAATAACATAGCTAAATTATATGTATGGCAAACACCTGATATTGGAACTTATGTTTTAAATTATTGGGCAATGACACAACTTGATGATATTACGCTATCTAACCAAGATACAGATATACCTTATACTTGGTCAGAGTGTATATGTGCTGGATTAGCAAGTAAACTTTCAGTAAAGTTTGCCCCAGAGAAATACCCACTTTTAAAACAAATATATAATGAGGCTTTTGAATATGCATCAACCAATGACAATGATGGTGTGTCTCTTAAGCTACAACCAACAGGTCTTAATCTAAGCTAATGGCAAGGAAGTTCGCTCAAGGTAAAC